AGCCCCACAGGGCAGTGCTTCGCGCGGAGTCTGGGTTACTGCACTATTCTGACGTGCGAACTCAATTCCAAGCGATGCGCGTTCAAGAAGCCCCGCCGCATTGAAACAAAGGGCAAGGTGTACCCCAATAATCCCGCGGCGGCGTACAACAAAAAGATTTCACGAAAGGAGTAATAATATGGCTATTCCGGTATTTTGCATCGGGCGCTCTGGCTCGGGCAAGACATACAGCATTAAGAACTTTAAAGCCGATGAGGTCGGCGTGATCAGTGTCGAAAAAGGGCGGTTGCCTTTTAAGACTGATATTAAAACAGTGAGAATCCCTAAAGACTTCTCGACGGCGAACACAAGCGCACAGCTTAACGCTGCTAAGTATTCGTGGATTCAACTGATCATCAGCAAGAGCAAGGCAAAGAGCATTATTATTGATGATTCTCAGTACCTGCTTGTTAATGAGCTGTTCGATCGAAGCAAAGAAAAAGGATATGACAAGTTTACAGATATTGCCGTGAACTTCCGGAACCTCGTGCATTACGTCAACGACATGCCCGACGATGACAAGATCGTTTATTTTTTGCATCACTCTGAGGCAGACACGGACGGCAGAGAAAAGGCTAAGACCATCGGGCGCATGCTCGATGAGAAACTCACGCTTGAGGGCTGCTTTGACATTGTCATTTATTGTCAGGATCACAAATTCTACACACAGGGCGATGGCATGAGCACAGCAAAGACGCCAGAGGGAATGTTTGACGAGAGCGAAATCCCGAACGACCTCAAGGCAGTGGATACAGCTATCCGCGAATATTACGGATTAACGGGAGGTGATGAGTAAATGGGGATTGCTTATCTGCCAGATGGAACGCTGATTGATTACGGCGAGTACATCAGAAGCCACCCACACTGGCAGACAGTGCGCAAGGCGCGCTTTGATTTTGACGGCGGACGTTGCGTTATATGCCACGAGGACTTGCACGACAAGGCATACCAAACACATCACCTACATTATCAGCGGCTCGGACACGAGCGCATAAGAGATGTGATAACGCTCTGCAATCGGTGCCACAAAGACTTCCACCAAAGTTGGAGCAAGACCTACTTTTGGAAAGGCAAAGAAGACGGGCATTGGGATGTGTACGATCTGGAGCACACCGCAAGATTGTGCGCTGAGTATTGGCAAAGGGATAAATTCATTGCGATGGATCCTGATGCGCCGAACCTTTGCAACAGAGATACATGCAGACAGCTATTAGACGAATACTTCCGAGAGCATGAGATTACAAGACCGCCGGTCATTGACCCGAACGACGTGCAACTGTTCGTTAGGAATAAACGATATGAGTTGTTCTTTGATGCAGAGGCGCGGGGCCTGACAGTCGAGGAGTTCTTAGACGAGAGATTCGGGCCGAAAGTAAGGGGCAAGAATCCACTCAGACAGGAAGCAGGCAAGAAGAACGGGCCGTTTGACCATACGGCAAAATCATTTCACAGACACTACGAAGAAAACAAAAATATCATCACGTTGATGCAGAAAGTCAGCGAGATAGAAATGTATAAGGAGGATTAATATGCAGAAACCCAGTGGATACGATGAGGCACAGGCAAGCGGAGAGTTTATCCCGATTGAGCTCGGCGGGCATTACGCCACAATCAAACAGGTGACGGAAACCCAGTCCAAAGGCGGGCGCGATATGATCGTCGTGCTGTATGATTTCGTGAAGCCTGACAAGCAGGCGGGATATTTTGCGAACCAGTTCAACAATGACGATCGCGAACAGAAAAAATGGCCATTTGCCGGTACGAAGTACATCATGGTACAGGATTACAACGACCCGTCAAAGACAAGCCGTCAGTTCAAGACGTTTTGCACTTGTGTGGAGAAGTCCAACAACTACTCGATCGCATGGGGCGGCAATGCTTGGGCGCAGCAGTTCAAGAACAAATTTATCGGCGTTGTATTCGGTGAGGAAGAAAGCGAGTACGAGGGCAAAATCAGCATGAGACGTGTGCCGAAGTGGTTCTGCAAGACCGAATCCGTAAAGGACGCCGCAATCCCTCAGCCGAAGTATATCAACGGCATCAGCCCCGCGACACAGGCCAACAATACCACAACAACAGAGAGCGCAGACGCTTTCCTCAGTATTCCGGATGGCATGGACGAGGAAATCCCTTTCTAAGGAGTAACAAATGAGATGGACTGGATATATAGATCCTGACGCCGTCCGACAAGCCATAAACGTATTGCAAGCATCTGGCGGAGTGTATGAAGTACGAGTGATAGGCTCGGGCCGAAATAAGCCGATAATGAGCGGATATTTTAAGGACGCTGAGACGCTGTTAACAGAGTTTGACTCGATTGACCTCCGAGGTCGCAATGTATACATCACTTTGGGGCGGGTGAAAGATGATTGCTTTGCCCGCCCACAGAGTGGACATTTTGAGCCAAATCAGCAAGCGACAAGCGACCCAGAGATAACCGCATACAGGTGGCTGTTTATCGACTTCGACCCAGTAAGAATTACGGGCGTATCGTCCACCGATGCGGAGCTTCAAAAGGCAAGAGAACTGCTTGAAACAGTGAGAGCATATCTGCAAGGGATGGGTTTCCCCGTGCCGGTCGTAGCGGCAAGCGGAAACGGATACCACATGTTTTACCGTGTGGACATTCCGAACACGGAAGAAAATGAGAACCTTATCATTAAGTGCCTCAAGAATCTTTCAGCGATGTTTGACACCGATGCGGTCAAGATCGACACGACCAACAGCAACCCGAGCAGAATTTGTAAGTTACACGGCACACTGGCGCAAAAGGGAACATCCACAGCGGAACGCCCGCACAGAATGAGCAGACTGCTCACGATTCCCGAACCAGTGAAGATTACGCCGCGCGAAGTGTTGCAAGCGCTTGCCGATGAGCTTCCGGACGAACCAGAGCCCGTAAATGGTCGGCGTGGTTTTACAGCCGACAAGCATACCGATTTCGACTTGCTTGACTTCATGCACCGCAATGGCATGACGTACAAAGAGGACAGCAACGACAGGGCGAAGATATTCAAGCTCGATAACTGCCCGTTTGATCACAGCCACCAGAACGGCGATGCAAAGATATTTTGGTACAGAAACGGCGCAATTGCCTTTAAGTGCCACCATAACAGTTGCAGGCGGTATAAGTGGCAAGATGTACGGCTAAAGTTTGAGCCTGACGCTTACGACCATGATAATGACGATTCACACATTGATGAGGGTTACAGGCGGCACAAGCAGAAACAGGACGAAGAAAACGCTATAAAAGCAGCTATGCAGAGCGACCAGCCGAAGCAAAAGAAAAAGCGGAAACTTCGCAAGCTGAAAACGGCGGATGCGCTGATGCAAAAAGACCTCCCAGAGCCGCGAGTGATCGTCGGCGTTGACAATGAGTTGCCGTTATTGGTCGAGGGTACTTGCATCTTATCTGCAAAGCCTAAAGTTGGTAAATCGTGGCTTGCTCTTGCAATGTGCATCGCGGTGGCGAATGGTGACGACTTTTTGGGGTACAAGACTCGTAAGAGTTCGACATTATATCTGGACTTGGAAACATCCGAACAACTTCAGCAAAAGCGCCTGAGGCGCATGCTCAATGGTGCAGAGCCGCCGAAGAATTTCTATCTTGAGACGGAAACGGACACCATAGAAAACGGATTTGTTGATCAGATAGAGGACTACTTGAAGCAAGACCCTAACATCGGCCTGGTGGTTATCGACGTGTTCCAGATAATCCGCTCGACAGCCAAGAGCGCAAAGGAAACGGAATACGAGCACGCATACCGAGATATAACCCCGCTCAATGAGTTAGCGCAAAAGCATCACATTAGCATCATTCTGGTTATGCACGACCGCAAGAGCGTGGATCCCGACGACCCGTTTTCTAACATCTTAGGTAGTACCGGCCTGCAAGGTGCGGCAACGCAAATGATAGTCATGTACCGACGGCGCAAGGATGACCCGATACACATCAGTGTCAAGGGCAAGACAATAGACGGGCTTCCGGAACTGAATGTTAAACTCGATCAGGCGCAATGGTCAATTGTTGACGGGTGCAATTCAGAGGAACAGGAACGGGCGCGGCTGATTTCGCAGTATAACACGTCGAACATTCGCAAGGCGGTGATTGCTATTGCAGAACATAACAAGGTATGGAAAGGCAGATGCAGCACACTTGTGAATGATGCAATCGGTTATGAGGTCGCGGTGACGGAAACGCCAAAAGAAGTTGGCGGGTTCTTGCATCGGCATCAGGGCAGATTTCTGGACGATGACCGGATACAGATACAGATTATCGAGAACGGAACAGGCCCGAAAATCTATAGAATACAGAAACTACCATTGATGACCATTGATGAAACAGAGGGGCCACCATTGATAGGGTTCGAAAAAGCTGATAAACAAGGGCTTTGCGAGATACCGTTCCTATAAAAAGCCCTTACTATTGATTAGGGATTACCATTGATGGTTACCATTGATATACCATTGATGGACTATTGATTATCAATGGTATCAATGGTTATCAATGGTGATTTTTAAAGTACATGGAGACAAGCATGAAAAGATATGTAGTAACCTCCACCCAGACCCCGCACGGGCCGATATATCAGATATTGGATAAGGTGACTGGGGCAGTTATTGAGAGCGCATACAAGTGCCAGATATGGGCGGAGAGAGAAGCAGAGAGGATGGAGAGAGATGCAAAAAATCAGAGTAATCATTAAGCGACCAGATGAGCAGTACGGACACGTCACGAACATTAGCCCGTCGCTCAAGAATCTGCAAAAGACCGTTGAGGGCTATCTGGAGATGGTACGCATCAAGGACGGCGTTGTGATGCTGATTAATGAGGATGGCAAGTATTGTTGCAAGCCCCGCAATTTCCAATACGGACTCTTTCCGGAAAACACAATCATTGCGGGCGTGGTCGTGATCGTGGGCGAAAAAGACGGCGAGTTTGTGGACTGCCCGCTTGAGTTTGCGGAATGGAAAGAGATGCTCAAGAGTTGGGGGAATGTGTAATGCCGAGAATTTACAAAGAAGCACTCAGAAACACACAAGCCAAAATGCTTATCGGAATCTGCCGAATGAGCGGCAAGCCCGCCCTGTATGTGGAGGAAAACAACCGCCGCCGAATCTATGCGGAGTTTGTGACATTTGATAAGGCGTATGAGTTTCTGGAGAAGTTGCAGAAATGGGATGAGATGGGAGGGAGCGACACATGACCGACGCAGAAGCCCGCGCAATCCTCACCACCTACGGCGCACCCGTCAACATTGCCCAACATATTGAAGCGATAAACACGGCAATCAGGGCGCTAGGTGGTAAGGCGACAATGGCGGAAATATGGGCATGGGCAAAGCAGCCCGCAGAATCCGCCAACTAATCACGAATCAAACAATACCCGCAGAGAATCAACTTTATCAACACACAACCCGCCTAAAATGTGCGGGGGCTACAAGAAAGGAGCGAGCACTCCCTTTCGTGGATAAGACTAGGATAACCAATGCGAACAAACAACATGCCCGCCGGTCTGCGGGGGCGGGCGAAATTAAGGAGATAATACGGAATGAGTTACAGAAAGCATCTAATGGCGAGTGATGAACCACCGTCAGAGTTATATAAAGCCGTGGAACTTGGTACGAACTTGGCAGAGGTTGGCATGGACTGCATAAGCAGACAGGCTTTACTCGATAAGTTCGAGCCGTGGTTAAAGGTTAAGGATTACAATGACGGCGAGTTGAATATGCTCAAGGCGGTCTTGTATGAGAGAAGGTTTATGCCGCCAGCACAGCCAGA